AACCTTATGAAAAAGCTGGTAAGTTAACATTTGTAGACGTTCCTGGAGAGTACGATCTGGATCAGCAAATCAAAGTAGGAGCTGTGTTAGATGCAGTGGGTCGAGGTAAGTTTGCTATGTCACAATGTAGCAATTTCCTGGATATGCTTAATATCGATCAGGTCAAAGATGGTGATGTTTTATTCCTACAAGATTATTGGCACCCAGGTATTGAGTCTATACTGTATGCATTAGACCTTTATGGTATCAATGTTAAAATATACGCAATGCTTCACGCACAAAGTGTTGATGAATATGACTTTACTTGGCCAATGCGAAACTGGATGCGAGGTTTTGAATTAGGTTTAGATAAAAGAACGACAGGTATATTTGTTGGATCAACAGTGCATCGAGATCAACTAAGAGCTGCAGGGTTCGAAGCTCCTATTCACGTAGTATCCTTACCGTTGCATAAAAAATTAACTCAGGCTAAATTGCCAGATTTTGTTGCCGGTGAATACAAAAAGCAGAACGTAGTAGTTTATTCTAGTCGTTTAGATAAAGAAAAGAATCCATTTTTCATGATGGAAGTTGCTAAGCAGTTTTTAAAAGAAAATCCTGTATGGGAATGGCACGTAACTACATCTGGTAAAGAATTTAAATCTATGTTACCTGGTGTAATTGAAGCAATGTATAAATTAGCAGAAGAACAACCTAGATTTAAACTGTTAAACAACCTAACTAAAGAAGAATATTATACGGAATTAGCTGATGCAAAGATTCAATTCAATAGTTCACTTCAAGACTATGTTTCGTGGACAGTTTTAGAATCTACGACATTTGGTTGTGATTTAGTATTTCCAGATTTTAGATCATTTCCAGAATTCATCCCATCAGATCGAATGTATAAACCATTCAATGTTAAATCTGCTGTAGCAGCATTGAAACAGGTTTGCACTGGTAGTTCGACAGGCATCTATTATAACTATCCAGATTTAGCAGACCTAGGTCGCAGAATGGAAGCATATATTATAGCAAACAACGTTACACAAGAAATCAATGTTTGGCATGAGTCTGAATATTGCGAACATTTATTAAACTCACAAGGATTATATGAATAAGAAAGAGTTTTTATATATACCGTCTTTATCTGCAGGTAGCATGGTATCTGCATTTAAAAAAGACACAAAGTTCGAAGATGGAACTACTATGCGTTTCTTCTCAAAGGAATATCCAGAAAAATGGCGACATCCATACTTCCTGGTAACTGCAGGACATCATTACAAGAAAATGGACTTTCGTCAGCAGTTAGGATTAGATGATGGAACATTTGTGTTTGGAGATTCAGGAGGATTCCAGATTGCTACTGGTGCACTTAAATGGGATGGAACTATCAGAGAAAAGATATTTCATTGGTTAGAAGCTAATTCAGATGTAGCAGCTAATTTAGATATACCGCCCCGAGTAACCTTTGAGAACCGATTTAATGATGCAATGGACATTTCATTTGATAACTTTAAATGGTTTGAAAAGAATCAATCAGGTAAAACTAAATTTTTAAATGTTATACAAGGAACGTTTAATGAAGAATATTCTACTTGGTATCACAAGTTCAAAGACTTTGATTTTAATGGTTGGTGTATAGGCGGTCCTAAAAAGCTTGTAGACTTCATGTATGTGATTGCACTAATGCTTCAAGAAAGAGAATTTGAAAAGAAACATGTACAGTATGTGCACTTGTTAGGAATAAGCAAGATATCAGATTTCTTTATACTAGCTACTTTGCAAAATCTATTAAACAAGCTATCAGGTAACAGAATACAATTGATGTCTGATTCATCTTCACCAGGTCAATATCCAGTATTTGGAACTTATCTTCATTCTGGTAATTACAAGACACAGACATTTACAGAATTATATTTTCCTAAGAATGCAGAGTATCGCAGAAAGACTCATATACGACAAGGTAAAGATGGCGAAATAACCATAGATAAAACAAAACATGTTCCTTGTAGTTTAGGATGTCCTGCTTGTGCAGACTTTACATATGAATATTTAGGAGGACAGACCGCAACGGGATTAGACAGATATTCGCAAGAAGGAATGCCACGTATGGTTGTGCATAATACGCATTTATATTGTGAAATAGTAAAAG